TGCGAGAGCCGCTTGAATCGGATTTATCGGCTCGGCGAAATCGACCCCGCTATTTTGAATCACGGATTGAATCGCTTGAGCAATATTTCCGTCTAATTCGGCGTTCATTTGTTTTGCTTGTTTTGATATTTCGACCAAGACCGCAATTACGATGATTTGCAGGGCGATTATCAAAATATTCAACAGTAGGCTGTAATCCATACCTGACCCAAACCTAAACGGTTCTTTAATTTAATTAAATGAATGAATTGTATCGTAAGTAAGTAAGTAAGTAAGTAAGTAAGTACGTTATTAATTAGTAATTTACTAAAACCCCGATTAAATTACTAAATACTAACGGGTAGTCGCAAAGAGCGGAGACTATCCACGCAGGAGATTGAAAAATGACGAAAATTGCATATGAAGAAAGACGATTCGCGGCCAAGACCGCTTTAGTGATTGAACAAGCCAACGAGATAATGAAAGACTATGGAAGCAGTGTTTCCCTACGTCAATTATACTATCAATTCGTGGCAAGAGATTTGATGGAAAACACAAATCGAAATTATAAAAAATTGGGCGACATAATCCGCAACGGAAGAATGGCCGGCCTGATATCATGGGATTTACTCTCAGACAGAACACGCGGATTGAGAGGATTCTCAACCTACGATGGAATCGGCGACTATCTCCGATTTGCCCGATGGCAATACAAAGAAGAATTAAATGAAACCCAAGATACCCGCGTCGAAATTTGGGTCGAAAAAGACGCGCTTTCAAGCATCGTAAGTAGTGCCGTAAACAAATACCGAATAGACTATTTTCCGACCAAAGGATATCCTTCAATTGATTCATTGAAGAAGGCCGCCGACCGTTTGAAACGGGCTGAAAGAGATGGCAAAGAAACCGTTATTTTGTATCTTTCCGACCATGACCCCGAAGGACTTCATATGCCACAAGCGGTTGAAGAGTCCTTGCACCAATTCGGCTCATCCGTGACCGTTGAAAGAATCGGTTTGACTCTCGACCAAGTGAGGGAATACAACCCGCCATCATCCTACGCTAAGGAATCATCAAGTCGTTATCACCAATACGTTGAGGACACCGGAACGACTGAAGTTTGGGAATTAGACGCGCTCAAACCCAATGTGATAACAGCATTGATTCAAGACCGTCTTGATGAGATAATCGACCAAGACCGATTTAAGGTCGCAGAAGAAAAAGAACAACGCTCAAGAGCGGATATGGCACTAATCGCAGACAATTATCAAGACGTTCTCGCATGGCTCAAATCTGACGATGATGACGACGATGATGACGACGATGAGTGGGATGACGACGATGACTATTGAGGAAGATTTACTCAAGGAGTTTGAAGTGCAAATGATGCGCATTGGGGCGCGTGTTTTTCAATGCCGCGAGTGTGAGGCGCGACTATGGATTGAAGGCTCAGAAACAGGCTCTTTGACCCTAATGCGTATGGGGCTGAGAACACATGATCATTGTAATTCATGCGCCCACATTCTCGCCTTCGTTCAACAAGGGGATGAGTCAAAATGATTATGCTTTTTTGTCGATATTGTAAAGTCGTTTTTCATTGTCCTGATTTTGAGATGGTCGCGGCGATTCAAGGGCAACAATGCTACATCACCCGTCAAGGAGTCAATCACAAATTGGTTGGCGGGAAATGGGATTCTAAGACCCACGTTTTCATCGAGGAGATGTACCAACATGAGTAAAACCGGCCAAGACCGAAAACCGATAATATCGAGTGTTTCGTTGGATGAAGAAACGAAGGAAATAGCCAAGTCTATGCCTAATTTTTCGTCGTTCGTTCGTGAGTGTTTGATTCGTTGGCGATATGAACATCAGGCCGACAAAGCAAGGCATCTTCACCCGACGAGTGTCGGCTATAATCCTCAGACCGATGAAGTCGCGATTACTATTTGTTATCCACATTCAAAACATGGCCTTTGTCTGCTTTGTTGGCCTGAAGGTGCGCCTGATGTAGCCGATTGGAAAGCGTGGCGTTCTGAGTGGCTCTATGACCATAGAAACGGGCGAATGATGAAGGGTGAGCCGGTTGAGTGGATTCAAGAACGCGCTCGCGGAAACAATACCCGCGAAGCGTTCCATATGACTGATTTCAAATTCGATAGGGCGAAATCGGCCAAGACCGAAAAAGTCGGCCAAGACCGAAAGTGGGTTAGAATCCTCTCAGTATTGCGTTTTTGGAATTAAGTTTACACCTAAATGCCACTAAACCCTAAGGGTTGAGCCATCTTTTTTCATAGTTTGAAGTCACTTACACGCTCATTCTTGGCAAACCATGAGTTTTCATCTAATCCGGTGAAATCTGAAAGGATTTTCATTAATTCCAATGCGAATGACTGATGTCCTGCTTGACCTTCAGGATATTGCGCCTTTTTAGTGCGCCACCAATCCACTGTTTGCGCCAAAAGGTCGCCCAAGTCGTTCGGTGTACCTGCGAGGACTTCTTCCCCTG